GGCATTCTGTGCCAGAAATCGAGACTTCAGACACCATTTCTCCGAGCGCGCTCGATCTTGCCGCACCGTCGGATCTCAAAAGCGAAGGCGCCCACGCATTCCTGCTCGCGGTTGAGCAGGTCTGCAACTTGCCCGACTGGCAGAAGTACGAACACGCGATCGTACGCTTCGCGCGTGCCGTGGATATGGTCGCCTTCGCCCGAGCCGAGTGGATCGATGCGGGATGTCCGGCGCTGATGACTTTCAAGAACGGGGCGCAGTCGGCGCATCCGCTGGTCAAGCTGATCGAGTCGTCTGAGGTGGCGGCTGCTCGGGCTGGCAAGGAACTCGGTCTGCTGCCGGGTGCCGATAAGGAGAAGCGTCCGGTCGGGCGTCCGCTTGGCGCAGCTTCGGCGCGCGATAAGGCACCGCCGCCGCTGGTGACTATTGCGAAGAGAGCGGGCTAGTGGCGCGCACCGCTGCGAAGCCGAAGCCGGCGTGGGCTAAGTATTCGCCGGGTAGTCGTGTCGATCATTTTGCGTGGTGGTGCGAGACTTACTTGATCCAGTCGATTGACCAGTTTGCTAATGAGCCGCTGATCTTGGAGCCGTGGCAGATTGATTTCATGGGCGAGGCGCTTGCAATGGAATCGGCAGACGGGCTGACTCCGAAGTGGCGCAGCCTGGCGCTATGTGTGTCGAGAAAGAATGGCAAGACTGCTCTGCTCGCCGGGTACGCGCTCTACAGTTTGCTGACCGACGATACGCAGCCGGAGATCCTGCTGGCAGCCGCGAGCGATAAGCAGGCTGGCAGATTGTTCGATGCTTGCACCGCTTACATCCGCAAAAATCCAGAGCTGGCAGCGCAGGTTGTTCTGCGCGATTACATTGGCGAGATCGCTCGGGCTGATGGTGGCGGCAAGATTCTCCGTATGGCGTCCGACCCGAACACGCTGCACGGGTACAGCCCGAGCCTAGTCGTCGCTGACGAGCTGGCATTCTGGTCGAAGCCGATGCAACGCAAGGCATGGGCTGCATTGACGACGGGTGGTGGCGCTCGAAAGAAGACGCAGACATTTACGATCAGCACGGCAGGCGATGCGAACGAGCGCGATACTTCGATCCTCGGCAGTATGGTCAACCGCAACGAAGCCGTCGGTGACGTGGAGAAGACACCTGGTCTGACGATCAGCCGCAACCATGACGCGGCAACGCTGATCTACAACTACAGCGCGCCCACGAAGGACCCCACGGACATTGCATCTATGCAGCTTGCCAATCCCGCATCGTGGATCACGGACGATTACCTCCAGCGCCAAGCAAATAATCCGGAGATATCAATCGAGGAAGTGCTACAGCTGCACGGCTGCGTTTGGGTCGCAGGGTCGTCAGCGTGGATTAGCGCGGACTGGTGGAACAACGCGATCGAACGGGATGCGAAGATCCCGGACGGTGCGCGCGTTTCCGTTGGCATCGATGTCGGCATCGTTCACGATGCGACGGCGTGCGTGGTGGCGTACCAGCGCCCGGACGATGACAAGGTGCTGATCGAGGCGCAGATTTGGACGCCACAACCCGGCAAGAATGTTGACCTCGCCGATGTCGAGGCGCACCTTCGCGAACTGACGGCGCGCTACGCGGTCGCCGGCGTCTTTTACGATCCCCGGTTTTTTGAGCGTTCCGCGCAGGCGCTCGATGATGAGGGCGTGACGATGGTGACGATGGTCCAGTCGTCGGCGATCATGGCGGACGCGTACCAGGCTTTCTATTCGATGCTCGGCGAGGGGCGCATCGTTCACGCCGGCGACAACGCCGAACTTGCAGCGCACGTACTTTCGACGGCTGCGGCGCAGACCGATCGGGGCTGGAAGATTTCCAAGATCCGTCAGCGTCAACGCATCGATGCGCTGGTCGCTGCGGTGATGGCTAACTATGGGGCTATTCTACAAACTGAGGGGGAGCAAAGTGCGCCGGGATTCTACGCCTTTTAGGGCGGCTATCATATGTCTACAAGTGTTAGGCGCGATCATCATCTCGGCTGGTGTCGGGATTGTGTTCATGCCTGCAGGAATCATCCTAGCCGGAGCGTTCATGATCGCGTTCGCCGTCGCAATTGAGAGGAACTAACGAATGCTAGGCGGACTGTTCGGGCGGAATAATTCTGAGGAGCGATCGATCTCGTTCCAGACTATCTTCGCGTCCGGCGACTCGCTTGCATTGACGACGAACTCCGGTGTCACGATGAATCAGGACGAGGCGCTCAAGCTCGGCACCGTCTACGCGTGCGTGCGCTTGATCGCTGATTCGATCTCGACGTTACCGATCGACACGTTCCGCCGCGATGGGACCGAGCGCGTGAACTATCCGCGCCCCGTCTGGCTCGACTTGCCCGAGGTCGGCATGTCTAGGACGACGCATTTCTCGCAGGTGCTGATCTCGCTGCTGATGAACGGCAACGCCTTCATTCGGATCTTGCGCGACGATCAGGGCATCGCTGGGCTAGTCGTCCTGAACCCACGCAAGGTCGAAGTGCAGCGCAACAACATCACGCGCCGCGTCGAGTATTCGATCGACAACGGTCGCGAGATTGTTCCGCATGATGAGATGATGCACCTGACCGAGCTCTTGCTTCCGGGTGAGTTGCGTGGACGTTCTCGCATTGATCTGATCCGCGATACGCTTGGACTCGGTAGGGCGCTCGACACCTTCGCCCAATTGTTCTTCGGGCAAGGCAGCACACTCGGTGGCGTTATCGAGTTCCCCGGCCAACTTAGTAGGGAGCAGGCCAAAGACCTAAGCGACTCATTCGAGGAGCAGCACCGATCCGTCCGCCGCTCCCATCGTCCCGGCGTGCTATTCGGCGGCGCAAAATATTCGCAAACATCGGCAGCGCCTAACGAGGCGCAGATGTTGGAGTCTCGCCAATACAGCACCGAGGAGATCGCACGCGCGTTCCGCTGTCCGCCAGCGTTGCTCGGCGTGACGACTCCCGGCGCGATGTCGTACGCATCCGTCGAGATGAACGGGATCCACTTTGTCACGTACTGCCTGCGCCCGTACATCGTCAAGATCGAGGATGCCTACAGCAACCTGATTCCCGGTGATGCCTTCCTGAAGATCAACGTCGACGGCTTGCTACGCGGCGACCAGGCTAGCCGATACGCATCTTTCTCGACTGGCATCCAGTCCGGGTTCCTCTCAATCAATGACATCCACCGGTTAGAAGACATGCCGCCGGCGGATGGTGGCGACGTGTACCGCGTGCCGCTTGCGAACGTCGATCTGGCTGCGGCTAACCTGACCGAGTTGGAGAAGAAGACCTCGATCGCCGTGAAGCTCGTGCAGGCTGGATTTGATCCGTCGGCCACCCTGGCATCGCTCGGCTTGGACGCCCTGCCGCATACTGGCTTGCCGTCCGTGCAGTTGCAAGGTATCGCGCAGGTTGATCCCGCAGATCCAGCGGCGGCGTATCCGGTGTCTTCGTGACGATGACGACGGCGCAGATTAGCGTGACAACGGCGGCGACGCTTTTGTGTGCGCCGGATGATATGTCGCAGCGCGTGACGGTTCATAATAACGAGTCGAGCCAGCAAGTTTTTCTCGGCGATTCCGGCGTGACGACTTCCAACGGTATTCACCTTGACGGCAAAGAGGAGCGCCAGATCACCCTCAATCCGGGCGAGGGATTGTGGGGAATTGCGGCGAATACCAACTCGGTCAGCGTGATGATCCAGAGGATGTAAGGATGCCTTACTTCATTAGCGACAAAGAGCCGACCTGCGCGGGATGGGCGACGGTGAAAGAGGACGAAGGCGGGGAGCTGATCGTGATTCATTGTCACGGCACCAAACAGGAGGCGATCGATCAGATGGTGGCGATCTCGCTGAAGGAAGGGCTGGAGCCGGGAGGCGAACGCGCCCTGCCTGAGAACTATCGTCCGGCGCTCGCCGAGGACGTTCCCGAAGGGCGAGCCTGCGGCAACTGTCATTTCTATGATGAGTCGAACGTGCAGGGCGACAAGGCTTGGTGTGAGCGTTGGGACGAGTACGTCAACGGCGCCTACTATTGCAACGCGTGGCAGCCTCACGAACACGACGCCGACGACGCGGGGGAGGCGTATCGCGCGCCAGCACCAGCCGAGGACCAGATCACCGGCTCGGACGCTAACGATCCCGGCTCGGCATCCGGCGCCGGCGGCGATGTTGAGTTAGGCGCGACGACAGAAACGGCGCTACGCAATAAAGTCACGGAACACAATGACGCGATGGAAGCGGATGATCGTCCGGCGTACACACGCACGACCTTCGGACAACTCGCTGCGGTCTATCGTCGTGGATCTGGCGCGTACTCGACCAGCCATCGTCCCGGCGTTTCGCGTGCTGCCTGGTCGATGGCGCGCGTCAATGCTTTCCTGTATCTGCTGCGCCGAGGGCGCCCGGAGAATCCTGCGTATATTTCCGATTTTGATCTACTGCCCGAGGGGCATCCGAAGTCGACGCGTACGCTTGACGCGCGCGTGGTTGATCTGAAGCTTCCCGAATACATCATCGAAGCCGCGCGCCGCGGCTTGGAATATCACGCCGCTGGCCTGTCTGGCGATGGTGTTGTTGATCGTACGATCCGCGAGGCTCGTCTGATGGCTGACGGTGAAGTATCAGAAGACAAGGTGATCCGCACGAACGCGTGGGCGGCTCGGCACCTAGTCGATCTGGACGCCGAAGATAACCGTGACCCGGAGGCTGAGGGATTCCCCGGCGCCGGCGCGGTCGCTTTCTATTTGTGGGGCATCGACGCGCTCGACCCGCAGCCGGCGATCGACTGGTTCGCTCGGAAAGCCGAAGCGATCAAAGCCGAGGAAGGTGACGCCATGCGCGGTGCTACCATTGACCCTATGACTACTGCCGTCGAGACACGTCGCATCACCGTCAACGAGTTCGAGTTACGCGACCTCGGCGAAGGCGACGGGATGGCTTTCACGGGCTACGCTGCCGTCTTCAATTCTGATTCTGAGCCGTTGCCGTTCATCGAGCGGATCGCTCCGGGCGCGTTTGCTAATTCGCTGGGATCGCGTAACGAGATCAAGATGTTTGTCAACCACGACACGACGCGCGTGCTGGCGTCGAAGCGCGCGGGTACCCTGCGTCTGTCGGAGGATTCTCACGGCTTGCGCGTTGAGGCTGATCTTCCAGAAACGACGGACGGCAAGGATCTTGCCTACCTGATTCGTCGGGGAGATGTTGACTCGATGTCGTTTGGCTTCAGCGTTCCGAGTGGTGGCGATTCGTGGTCTTCGGATGGTGCGACGCGTGAACTGCGCGAGGTGCGTCTGCATGAGGTGTCGATCGTGACGGCCTTCCCGGCCTACGGAGCGACGACCGCCGGCGTGCGTAGCCTTGACAACCTTGCCGCCGCGACGGGTGCCGATGCGGGTCTGCTCGATGCGGCGATCACGAAACTAGAGGCCGGCGAAACGCTGGACGACGATGCGGCGATGCTGATCGAGTCGGTCGTGCAGAAGTTGCGCGCGGATACGACGATCGGTGATGAGGCGAAGGCTTCGCTGGACATGAAGCGCAAGCAGCTCGACCTTTTGTTCTCGCGCGTCTAGACGCACTTTCGCGCTGTTACCATTGGGGTTGTCTGATCTGCGGAGCCGCGGCAGGCGCATCCGATGCGGAGCCGCTCGGAACATCCGTTAGACCAAACTTTTGATTCTTGAAAGGATCACCCTGATGTCCGAATACCTGAAGCGCCAGACCGAACTGCGCGCAACTGCATGGGAAGAGGCCAAGCACCTGCTCGACGCAGCTGCCGCCGAGTCCCGCGACCTGACCGCCGAAGAGAACGTTATCTACGAGCGCATCTCCGAAGACATGGACAACCGCGCTCGCGTCATCGAGCAGATCACGAAGGACGAAGAGCGCGCCCAGCGCCTCGACGTTGCTGCCGCCAGCGTCCGCACGGACGAGGTTGCACCTGCTGACGACGATGACACCGAGGCTCTCCGCAAGCTTGCCCGTGGCGAGGTTCGTTCGCTCAACTTCGAGAAGCGCGACGTCCTGAAGACAAACACCGGGGCCCCAGTGGCCACGTCATTCTATGATCAGATCATTCTCAAGGCTCGCCTTGTTGGTCCGATGCTCACCACCTCGACAGTCCTGACGACTGCCGGCGGCGAGAACCTCCAGATCCCTCGCGTCAACACCTACTCGGCTGCAACGATTGCTACTGAAGCCGCGGCCATTGGCGAGAGCGATCCTGCATTCTCGGCATTCATCACGATGAGCGCGTTCAAGTTTTCGTATCTCGTGCAGGTTTCGCGTGAGATGATCGAAGACTCCGGCGTCGACATCCTCGGCTTCCTTGCTGACCAGGTTGGACAAGGCATTGGCTTCAACGTCAATGCGGCCTTGACAACTGGCACGGCCACGACGCAGCCGAACGGTATCGTTACCGCTTCGACCCTCGGCGTTACTGGTGGCACGGGTACTTCTGGTGCATTCACCGCCGACAACCTGATCGATCTGGCCTACTCGGTTGACGGCGCTGCGCGCATGTTGCCGGGTGCCGGCTACATGATGAACGGCAAGTCCATCGGTGCTGTCAGGAAGCTCAAAGATACGGCCGGGAATTACGTTTTCGCGCCTCGCCTCAATGAGAACACCCCCGACACGCTGCTCGGCTTCCCGCTCTACGAGAACCCAGCAATGGCTGATGCCGGTACTGCGGCCAAGAGCGTCATCTTTGGTCATCTTCCCAGCTACTACGTTCGTCAGGTCGGCGGCATTCGTGTCGATTCTTCGAGTGACTTCGCGTTCTCGACGGATCTGGTCACGCTCCGCACGATCCTTCGCGTGGACGGCAACTTGCCGCAGGTCAGTCACGTCAACCACTTCATCGGTGGCGCATCCTGATCGATAGGTAGAATGGTGGCTACCCGGCAGATCGTTTGTCGGGTAGCCACTATTTTTTTGGACGGGGGAGTATGTCGAATCGCGCGACGCGACGCCAACAGGCGAAGCACACAAAGCCACCAGCACCACCACAAGCCGAGGGCGTGACGCGGCAGCGCGTGCTTTGGGCCTCGAACGCTCCATTTTCTGCTACAGGCTACGGCGTCCAGACGGCGCAGGTTGTTCAGCGCCTAACGCGCGATCAGCACGAAGTCGCAATCGCGTGCAACTATGGCTTGCAGGGCGCGGAGACTACGTGGAATGGTGGCGTGAAGTTGTATCCGACGGGCGTCAGCGGATACTCTGACGATATCCTCAACGCGCACGCGCAGCATTGGGCGCACGGCACCGAGCTCCCCAGCCTGGTCGTGATCTTGTTTGACGTGTGGGCGCTAGAGAATCCGGGCATAAAGCAGATCCCGAAGATCGCCGCGTGGGCGCCCGTTGATCACCAGCCAGCACCGCCAAAGGTGTTGCAATGGTTGAAGCGTCCCAACGTCAAGCCGATCGCGATGAGTCGATTCGCCGAGCGGATGATGGCGGACGATGGCATCGAGTCGATCTACGTGCCGCACGCTGTCGAGCCAGTATTCAAGCCGACACCATCATTCGCCGATGCGGACGGAACTCAAGTCACCGGTCATGAACTGATGGGCGTTAAGTCTGATCGCTTCGTCGTGATGATGAACTCCGCAAACAAGGGCAGGACGCCAGTCCGCAAGTGCTTCGGCGAGAACCTGCTGGCGTTCTCGATCTTCGCTGCCAAGCATCCTGACGCGATCCTGTACCTCCACACCGAAGCGTCGGCGATCGCAACTGGCGTAGACTTGCGCGCGCTGATCCGCGGGTGCGGTATCCCTGAGAATCAGGTCTGTTTCGTTGACCAGTACCTCTACCGGATGAACCTGCCACAGCAGGCGCTAGCGTCGCTCTACAGCGCCGCCGACGTGCTACTGGCTACATCGGCTGGCGAGGGCTTCGGCGTGCCTGTAGTAGAGGCGCAGGCGTGCGGAACGCGCGTCATCGTGAGCGACTGGACCGCACAGAGCGAGCTCGTCGGAGATGGCTGGGCGGTCGAAGTGCAGCCGCTCTGGGATCCGTATCAGGATGCCTGGTTCGCCACGCCAATGATCCCGCGCATCGTTGACGCGCTAGAGGAAGCGTACGCTGCCGAGCGTGGACCGAGTCAGCAGGCGATCGACTTCGCCGCCGACTACGATGCGGATGTTGTCTACGCAAAGCATTGGCGTCCCGCGTTGGAGCAGCTAGCCGCGTGGGACCCAGCCGCGGCATGAGCCGACTAGCCACCGTCATCATCCCGGTCTTGAACCGCTACGACCTGCTGGAGCGTGCGATCGGTAGCCTCGGCGAAGTCGAGCGCCTAGTGATCATCGACAATGGCGACAACCTCGGCGACGAGGATGTCGATCTCTGGCGAACCGACGGGCAGATGGAAGGCATCGGCAAGACGTATCTATTGACGATGCCGTCGAACCTCGGCGTTGCGA